ATATTGAATTCATTCAAAAAGAAGTTATAGAACATATAAACACTGAATATCAAGATCTAGTTTATAATGAAGAGTTGTGCGAAAGAGATGTAGGGTTAATTGTACAGGCTATTCTTTTAGATCTACGTATTGGCGGAAATTATCAGACAGTTAATGCAGGGTTAAGCTATCGCCGAAACGCTAGTGCTAGATTTGCAAGTTCAACTCAATTAGAAGAAACCGCAGCTGGTATCGCATACGCACAAACAGTAGCAAATGTTATCTTAAGCGAAACTTTAAGTTACGAACCTTTACAAGGCGTAGTAGCAATTCAGTATCCAAGTGATCTAGGTTTCGCCATCCCTAACAGCTCAATTAGAAATAATGTAAGCGAGCAGTTCAATGATATTATTGATATTTTAAATACAGGACTAAGTGCTGCTCCTACTGTTGACACAGGTAACGGAACATATCTTGTTCAATTTTCAAACGGCGGTAACTCTAGCGTAGATCAAGGTATTGCTGCAAACAGAGATATTATTGCAGGCAAAATATTAAGAGGTCAAACGTCAGGTGCTACAGGTAAGATTGTTAGTTATACAGCAGACTACGATCCCGGAATTGATGATTTAATTGAAGTACAATTACTACAGCCAATTGAATTTGAAGTAGGTGAGACACTTGAATATGCAGAAAGTATCAATCAATCAGAGATCACTATTAGAGTTGAGAGTGGATCTTATGAAGAAGATTATCCAATAAGAATTCCAGCTAACGTTTCTCTAAAAGGAGACGAATTTAGACGAGTGCTTATTCGTCCTAAAGATAGACCAAGTCAAAGTCCTTGGAGAGGAATATTCTTCCGAAGAAACATCGAACACGATGGTATTGACAATGTATTAACTAGATCAGGTTACGATATTCAGCCTGTTACTATAAATTTAACTACAGATAGACTGACTGCGATTACTGCAATCAAAGCAGGGGTTGGAATACGAATAAGAAGTACCGGATCATTACCAACCCCATTAACAACAGACGCAGTTACTAGTGCAGGTATTACACTAACTAAAGTTCTTTACGTTAGAGATGTAGTTGGACTAACTTTTAAATTATCTGACACTCCTGAAGGTACTGCATTTGATTTAACTGGATTAAACAGTGGTATTCATACTTTAATACCAGAACCGTTAAACACTTTAGGTGCTACATGTGCAATTAGTATATCAGCTATCACTAAAGGTACCAGTACTATTGTTACTACTGGATCGGCTCATAATTTAAAAGATGGAGATAGAATAACATTCGCTGACGTTGGAGGAATGACTCAGTTAAATGGAAATACTTATTATGCCAAGGCAAGCACCCTAGGGACTACTCAGTTTGAATTGCACGATGCAGAAAAATTGATCAGTACTAGTCGAGTAGACAGTACAGCGTACGGTGTGTACACTCCAAGTACTGGTTACGTCAAAGCATTTATTGAATATGGGTACCATTATCTGACTGATCCTCGATTAGCTCTATCAAACACTAATCCGGCTCTAAACAACAAACTGATCGATGTTTTCTTAATGAATGATGCAACTATTATAAGAAACGTCACAGCACAGGGTCACGGTGGATTTATGATGGTACTTGATCCTGAGGGTCAAATCTTACACAAGTCACCATACTGTCAAACTGCTACCAGTTTTAGTCAAAGTACTCATACTCATAGATTTGCAGGCGGACAATATATTGACGGATTTACTGGACGTCTTGGTGCTACTGTTACGTTGTCAGGATCATTCACTGGACCTTTTAGAATTGGACTTAGTGGATTACCTCGGAATATTAATTCACCTACCAGTTTCTTTTATAACGGATTTCGATATCAAATCAATGCTGTAATTAGATATAGCTCTAATACAGCGTTCGTAGTTCTTGATGACACTACACCCTGGGTTGAAAATCCAACATTTGGATTATTAAGTCCACTACTGCCAGGAGGTATTAGAGTCATTATAGAAACAGCAGGATATCGTAGTATGTTGGCTAATGACTTTACTCAAGTTAACGATCTAGGCTATGGTATTGTTGCAACCAATAATGGATACACTGAACAAGTAAGTACTTTCTGTTATTATAATCAAATTTCATATCTGTCTGAGAATGGCGGACAAATTCGTTCAGTTGCTGGATCTAACTGTAATGGCGTTTATGCGCTTGTTGCTCGAGGAAGAGATCCTAATGAAGTTCCTGATGTTGTAGCATTAGCACAATCTTTTGTGCAGGTTGCTAGAGTTTATAAGTCAGGTTTATTAACTGACGGTGACATAAGTGATACTTTATTTTATATTAGAAATTATTCTTATGTTCCGTTTAATCAATCAGAAGTTGAAATTGATCATGGTTCAAGTATTGGTATAGTAAAATATACTATTAGTAGTGCCAGTGGAACTGGCGAAATTGCCGCAGCAGATCAAGTTGGTCCAATAACAATTTTAACTGCGGATAATACTAATCCTGTTAGAATAACAACTACAACACCGCACGGTTTTAGTTCAGGTTGGCTCGTTAATATTAGCGGCGTAAGCTCTATGATTCAAATTAACGACCGATCGTATTATGTAAAATATATCAACGCAACACAATTTGATCTTTATTCACAAAGAACATTAAAGAGCGATTACAGCATTGATGGTACAGGATATCTTGACGGTACAGGCGGCAGTGCTAGTGCTGGGCCCGAAATTCTAAAAGTAAATCTAGCAGCAAGTATTATTGCAGGTGCTAGTAGTGGACTGTTTGACGATGTAAACAATAATCAAACTATTATTATTAGAGCACAAACACAATTTAGTTTAACTGGTGTAACTGAAGTTTCTCCTACAAGACCTTCTACTGCACTTGTATTTGACAATCAAACAGATCAAACTCTTAGAACAATTGCATTTAGTACATCAAGTCCAGGCAATGGAGGATTGTGGTCAGATTTAACACAAACTTCTGTTACAGTTAGAGAAGCATATTCTTATGTAAGTCTAGCATTAGATTATAATAATCTTGCAGTTGTAGATCCAACTAATGCAAGTAAAAAATTAGGTTCTCAATCTAGTGACACTAAGATAGCAGTTAATATAGGAGAAAGTCCTTCTCAAACACTTCTTGATAAACTTAACTCCGGTAATTATGCATTTGGCTGGTACGGTAAAATACATAGAATTGACAGTGTAACTCAAGCTGCAAATGATCCTGCTAGCGTAAAATATATTAATTCCCCAGCTGGAGCAATTACTAAATCAGTGGCTCTAAGAGAAATTAACGGCATTACAAACAGCTCAGTGGTAGAAATTACAACCTCTGTGGCGCATACCTATACTGACGGAACTAGAGTTAGAATTTTTGGTTTGCCAATAGCCAGTATGTATGCACTTAATAATACTGTAGGTTATACAAAATCTACTGGTCCTAACACGTTTGAACTTTATTCAGATAGCGGACTAACTCTAGGTATTGATACTTCGAATACCACTGTATACAGTGCTTACACAACTGGTGGTAAAATAGAATCACCTACAAGAATAAGAACTAATACCAATCACGGCTACAGTGACGGTACTAGAATTTATATTACCAACGTAGGAGGTATGGTTCAATTAAATGGACAGACACTCTATGCTAAGGTGATAGATGCAGACGAATTTGAATTATATGAAGATGCTGATTTACTAAATCCATTAGACACTAGTTTGTATAATAACTATAGTGGCGTCGGTGGTACAATAGTAATAAGCAACCCTTCGTACATCAGCATTAGTACAATATCTGAAATTTATAGTCCTGCTAGTGCAGCAGGTCTTTATTCCGGCTTCGACAGCGGCATTGCTTATAGCATCCAAGCTGGCTTGCAGGCAGGCAGTACAGGTGAAATCAGTGTTAACATTAGTACTACTCGTGTAACTAGTCATGACTTCTTAGACATCGGTACTGGCGGTGTTAATGACACTAACTACCCAAGACAAATTTATGGCGATCCTGTTAATCAACCAACTCAAGCTAACGAGGTAGTTGAAGAAGGCGAAGGACGAGTTTTCTATTCAAGCACTGATCAAGACGGTAATTTTAAAGTCGGTGAATTCTTTAAAGTTGATCAAGGAACAGGTACAGTTCAGATTAGCGGTAGTATCAGTCTTGGAAGACTAGCAGGTATACAATTACTGCGTGGTGACGAAGTCAAAGAATTTAGTAACGACAGTTCGATGACTAATGCTGACACTGATACTGTTCCAACTGAAAGTGCAGTTGTAGGATATGTTAATAAACGATTAGGATTAACAGAAGCTAGCGCACCAGTTACTGGTCCAATTGGTCCAGGGTTCCTTGCATTAGATAATAGTAATCAACCTTCATCTAATATTAGTTGGGGCGGTTATAAAATTACCAACTTGTTAAATCCCACTGACGCTTTAGATGCAGTCAATAAAGACTATGTTGACACACAACTTTCACTTCAAAACGAATTAAGTGAACTACAAGATATTGTAATTAATGAACCTTATCTTGATGCACAATTACTGGCATCTAAACAAGTACCAGGCGGATTAGAATGGCACAATGTTACTGTTACCGGAGATTTAAATCTTGAGTATGACAGTACTGCAAACAGTATTGTAGCAAACTTGTCTTTAGGCAGTATTGGCAACGCTCAAATCGCTAATGACGCTGCTATTGCACAAAGTAAATTAAGTTTATCAAACAGTACATCAGCAACCACAGCTGGAGCAGCTACTAAAGGTATAGCTAGTTTTAACAGTGCCAACTTTACTGTCGTCGATGGATGGGTAAGCATTACATCCACTGGTCTAGCATCTTTAGGTAATATAGCAGCTACTTCAGTGTTAGGAAATTCTAATAGTAGTAGTGCGTCTGTTTCAGAAGTAACAATGAAGACTGTAGTTGAAAAAGGTGTGGCCACTGCATTTAGCGGTAGCGGTCTATTACAAAAAACTGTTAATCCTTTAGACCCCACTGATATAACCTATAGTACTACTAGCGTAACCTCTACAGGGGTTGCTGGAGCACTGATACAAACCGAAGCTGCTTCTGGATCACCTACGTTAACTACAATGCAAGGTGGTGGTGGTATTGATATAAAATATCTAAAACTTGATACTTATCGAGTAATGGATACTGGTACATTTACTATTTTTTCCGGTACTGCTATCGAACAAACTGCTTTGGTAACTAGACTGTTTACTCCAGCAGGACAACAGTATGAGGGAGCTCATTTTATAAGTGCTACAGGAGGTAGTGATTCATCGTTACCACTTATTGAACTGCATGGCAATTTTAACCTACCAGATGATGGAAGTACTCTTGTATCTACATACGGTGACTTGTCAGAATACTATGAAGCCGATCAAGAATATGAATCCGGAACTGTACTAATATTTGGTGGAAATAAAGAAATTACTACTACAACAACACTAGCAGATTCTAGAGTAGCAGGTATAGTAAGTACTGCATCAAGTTTTCAAATGAACGGCGATTGTCCAGGTACAAAAGTACTGTTAGCATTAACAGGTCGTGTTCCGTGTAAATTTATCGGAACTATAAGCAAAGGAGACATGGTATGCACATCCTCAACACCAGGGTATGCGTGTCGTGCTGACAATCCGGCATTTGGAACAATCATAGGAAAATCGCTTGTAGATAAAACTACACTAGAACCAGGTGTAATCGAAGTAGCAGTAGGAAGACTATAATGACACAAAAAATAATAAATTTAGGTACTGCAAACAAAGGTAATGGCGATCCCATTAGAGTAGCATTTGGTAAAGTCAACGATAACTTTACTGAGCTTTATAACTATGTTGGAGCTAGTAATCTTACTGAATTGGCTCAAGACTATGTGGCACAAATGTTAGTCAATGGTGATCACGAAGGTGCAACTGTAGAATATGACGATGCAAATAATAAATTAAATATTCTAATAGCACAGGACTACGACGGAGGAGCAGCCTCCACGGTATATGACGATGAAACACTTTTAGATGGGGGCGGAGCATAACATGGCACGTAGAATACAATTAAGAAGAGATACAGCAGCGAATTGGTCTAGTACTAATCCTACCTTGGCTCAAGGTGAGATTGGTATTGACTTGACCAATAATAAAATTAAAATAGGTACTGGTACTACTGCCTGGAACAGCCTTGCCTACTGGGATGATAAAGAAACTGCATCTATTGGTGCATTTGATTTTACTGGTAATGTGATAACAACTAATGACAGTAGTAATGTTATTATAGATCAAGCAGTTGAAATAAAAAGTGATTTAAAAGTTGCAGGGAATTTAGAACC